GGTCCGACGGTCTTGCCGCTGGCGAGCCGGCGCGCCTCCTAGGGTATCCGGTGGTGATCTGCGAGGACATGCCCGACATCGCCGCTGGCGCTTACGCCATGGGCTTCGGTGATTTCCAGGCGGGCTATACCGTTGCTGAGCGCCCGGACATCCGTGTGCTGCGCGATCCGTTCTCGGCCAAGCCGAACGTCCTGTTCTACGCCACCAAGCGTGTCGGCGGTGACGTGAGCGACTTCGCCGCGATCAAGCTGCTGAAGTTCTCGGCCTCCTAAGGCCGCATTCAGGTTCCCGGTCCCGTCAGGGGCCGGGGCGTCCGGGGCGGGCTTGCGCGGTTATGCGCCTGCGTTGTCCAGCTGCTCCCCTCCGTCCGAGCGACGTGGGCGTGCGGGCCCGTCCCACCCAAGATTTCATGCCCTGTTGAACCGGGGCAGTTCACTGTCGGAGATCCTTCATGATGTTGATCGAGTTGACTACCGTGCCGGCGGGAGCCCTTCCGGTGGCCGAGTTCCGGGACCATCTGCGGATTGGCAGCGGTTTCACCGAGGAGGCCGCCGAGGATGTCTTTCTGCAAACGCTGTTGCGTGCTGCGCTGGCCTCTGTAGAGGCGCGTATCGGCAAGGCGCTTTTCGAGCGTTCCTTCGGTCTGGTTTTTCATGCCTGGCGCGATCTTGGCACGCAGGTGCTGCCCGTTGCCCCGGTCGCTGCCGTGAGCCGGATCGTGCGTATCGATGCGAACGGTGACGAGACCGATGCCGCGCCACAGACGTGGCGGTTTGTTTCCGATGCGCATTCCCCCAAGGTTGTCGCGACGGGTGTCTTTCTGCCGTCGATTCCGTGCGACGGTTCGGTGCGGATCGAGTTCACGGGCGGATATGGACCTGACTGGTCGGATATTCCGGCCGATATCGCCTTGGCCGTCCTGATGCTGGCCGCAACCTACTACGAATTCCGTCACGAGATGGGCGCTGGCGCTGACATCATGCCGCATGGTGTGACCGCTTTGCTGGAGCCGCATCGAACGCTCCGGCTCGGTGGATCGAGAGCGGCGCTCTGATGTCC